AGATTTTACCGCGCCCCTCGCCTGCCTCTGGCCTGTGTTGGTCTCTGCCACTAGGGGCGTAGTAACGCGCCATCTGAAGGGGTCGGCTATATAGCTTATAGTTATCGCGCAAACGGCTCGGACCAGCGAGAGTAATTGTTTCTTTCATAGACCCAGCCCCACCAGGCATGGTTTGCGCATGAGCCTCGCGGGAAACCGCCGCCTGAATATCGGCAGCTAATTTCGGATTGGCTTCAGTAACTATCGCAAGAATATCGCCAATGCCGTATGTTCTGTCCTCCGCGCCAGCCGCTAATCCGGTGGCCGCATCATCGGCGGTACTGCCGTGTTCCTGTAGCCACCAGAATTGTCTCCGATAGGTGCTGCTACCTGCAAGATCAGCTGGCAAGGGAGCATTCGCGCTATAATAGGTAGCCAGATCGTCCCCCCGAGTTTCACTTTTGGAGCTTCCATTAAGCTCACGCAGCTGCTCGACCTCAGGAAGACCAGAGAATCCCTCGACAACCTCCCCAATCGCCGCAACTGCATCGCTGGGAAGTATCCCGGCCTTAGATATAGCTAGCCCATGCTGCATGTTTAGCTGTCCCAAACCCCCCATTAAATCGGCAATGAACTTGTCGTGTACAGCGCCCGTACCCTGAAGGTGCATGAGCGAAATCGCGGCATTGGCAGTTTCGATAGTCTGCCTTCGCCACTCCTCTGCGGGCATATCATCCGGCATATCAAATAGGGGCTTAAGCAGTGCCTCCAAAATCTTCTTTTGAACAGTGGGGTTTATGCGCAGCTTATCGGGGGCGTACTGCGGCACGCGCACCACAGCAGAACTGCTAAAGCCTCCACCCGGACCCCCGTGCGGGCGCAACTCATAGCCGCGAAACGAGGTTGCCAGCGGCTGCTCGGTAGATGCGGCGAAACCGCCAGGGCCAGTATCGAGAGCAGTCTCTATAAGCTCTGGTCCCAACAGTGCTTCTGCGGTCGCGTAATGCCCACGCAAAAATGCGGGCAAGAGCCCCAACACATCAGACTCAAACTCAGCCCGAAAGTTGTCTGCGGATTTAAACTGCACAACCTCGTTGGCAAGGTCTTTGTCCGACTTATTGCTAAAGGCTTCAAGCATTTTATCTATCTTCGCTACGCCATCCGCATCGTCGCCCTGCTGCATGAGCTTGCGCTTTATCATCAAGCTCTCAGCAGTAAGCGGTCGCCCCTCTGCGGCGGTTAGCTCATCCCAATGCGCTAAGGCCGCTTCGAGTGCCGGATCAACCGAGCCGCCGTTTAGCGCGGCACGCTGCTCTACCGGCAATCTGGTCAGGAGTGTCGCCACGTTTTGGAGATTAGCTAATGTAGGCTCTGCCCCCTTCAGCACAGCATTGAAGCTCGGATCGTCTAAATCAGAAACGAGACCAAACCACTCGGGCAGTTTGCCAGCTACTAGCGCCTCGGGCAAACTCGCCACCGCCTCAGTTGACGTTCCTGAAAGCTCGGCCATCCCAGCGATTCTTTTCGCGTCATCAAATTTCTCCTCTAGGGCAGTCAGGCGATCCACGTTAGATCGAGCCTCAAAAATCTGCGGATTAATTTCCGCTCTTACATACTCGCCGAACGTCTCCCGCGACGCATCCAGCTGCACTTTTAGCTCACGGGCAAAGTTCGTCCGAGCTTCGGGAGATAGATCAGGGCGGTCTAATCCCTCTATAAGACGATTTATATTCGTAACCACAGCGTCCGCCCGCTGTCCAAATGTTTCTTCTGCTGTTATCAGTATCTGCGCATACACGCCTTGCTCTGTGGGATTGCTTCCCCGCGCATCATCCGCTACAGCAAATCTGTCTAGGATAATCGCAGACGCACTGGTATCAGCCGCGTGGGCTTGCGCCACGTTCAATACTCCCCCTGGATTCAAGCCACTCATCACCAAATCAATTGCAGCACCAGGAGATGCGTCAGGTAGCAAAGTCCCCCCTGATCCCGCTGCCACAGACCGGATTAAGGCCGGACCACCAGAATGAATCGCCGCGCTGACTACCTCCCGCTGCTTATCGCGCTCAGTCTGTGTCTCCAACTTATGCTTTAGCTCAAGCATGCTCTCATCGTGGGCACGCGATGCCTCATCACGGAGCATCTGAAACTGCTGGTCCTGGCCCTTTTGGAAGCCCTGCCAGCGGCGCGAAAGCTCCATCTGCTGAGAGTCAGCAATTTTATTGGCGAACGCTGTCATGGCCTGCGGGCCGCCCGCGCCCAGAGCGCCCGCGATACCCCCGACGTTTGCCCCGACTACATCGAGGTCTGCCATGAAGCCGCTAGTCGGATCGCCCGAGAGAAGATAACTAAGAAACCCGCCGTCTGATGATGTAGCCATTAATTCATTCCAAAGATACCGTTGAAGGCGTCCCACATCTCTGTGTCCCCAGCCATCGCCGTTAGTGCGGGGATGTCAGGCTTCTTCATGCCAAAGGCTGACTGCATCAGGAAGTTCTGCTTGAATTGCGTACTCATCTGCTTATCCATACGCGCATTTGCCGCCTTACCCTGCTGCGCCAATGACAGCCCCTGCGCCAATGCGCCAAGCGCCTTTCCAAGCGGATCACCGGCCTGCGCCTTCATCTGCTGCGCCTGCATCATCATCTGCCCAGACTGCTGATCGCCCGCCTGCTGGATAGCGCTTACCTGCTGCTGCGCCTGCGATGACGCCTGGAAGATTTGCTGCGTTAGCCCTGCATAACGCTCAATCTTCTGCTGCTCACGCCCGAGGTATGAGGTCAGCTGATCGCCAAACAACGCCTCACGAACATCGCGTGTCGTACGCCCAAGGCCACGCTGACGCGCCATTCGCTCAGTGCCCTTGGCACGCTGAATTTCGGCAGTTGCCGCCGCCTGTTTATGCGGGGCCATTGCCATAGAGCGCATAGTGCGCATCGTCTCAACTTCTCGCGTGAGCAAGTGCTTAGCGTCCTGCGCCCGCCGTTCCGAAGCCTCTCTGATGCGCTTAGCCTCGGCAGCAGCGGCAGCCGCCGCCTTATTCTGCGCCTGGCTCCCCATAAACGAACTAGCCAAGCCCGCAACAGCACTAATAACACCTAGCATATCAAGCCTCTTTAGGATTCGCTGTATAGTTGAGGTCTAGTTCGGTGAGTCCCACTCCATCCCCAGATCCGTCAGTCGGTTTCGGGGACCAAACGATGAGCCGTTGCAGTCGTTGTTGGCTGGAGAGTCCCCATCTTGCAGACTCTCCTCTACCAGAATCAGCGACAATATTAGTCGGTTGAGACTCACCAGAAGCGAAGCCAGTTCTATCGGTGGGGTGCGTTGCGAAATCCGTAGCGTCAGCTGCCGCCCACCATCCGTCTCCTCGCTCAATTCCCACGTCCACATAACTGAGATCCCCCTCTAAGTTAAACTGTCCAGTATCGATCATTGTGCCCCAATAACCCACACCTACATAAGCGTTATACGCCAATGTATGTGTAGTGCCGCCAAGATCCGTAAAATTAGCCGCCAAATCCAAATCCTCTTCTACCCCAATCACTCCCGTACCGTCATCTATAGCCATGATAGTAACGGACTGCCGCTCTCTAGGATCTTTAGCGGCAGCTGTGGCACTACCATCGCCCACTAAAGTTACCCGTTGCCCGATCTTAAGGCCGGTTACAGAGCCGACCGTAAACTCGTCAGCGCTATTATCGAAAGCCGTTACTTCGATGCCATCTTCAGGCGTGTCTGATTCCACATCATCTTGGTATACGTCGGAATCCCCTTCAGAAGGATACCCAGAAACATGAACCCATGTATCAACACCGTCCACGTCAGAGACAGAAAGCGCATATCTATCCTCCACAAACCATTGGCGTCTAGCCAGGTGAAAACGAAGCGCAATGCCGGTTACTTCATCAATGACAAACAGCGAACTTAACGCTGACGAAACCGACAACCTAGCGGTATTAGGATCAGGCAACAGGTCGTAGATAGAGAGACTTAGATCCTCCACCTGCCCGTCTCCCGTGATTCCCCAGAGCGTACCGTTGTAAGCGTACGCAATACCCTTTTCGACAACTAAACACCGCGAAGATGTTGCGCCCACACCACCGCCAAGTGTGTTCGCCTGTGGCGATAGCGGAGTGCCGTCAATAAACACCCCCCAGGATTTGCCAAGGCACAGCACCCTAGACTGGCGGGCGTCCCGAGAGGCTAGTTCAACAGCGGCTTCAATCGCGCCGTATTCTCTAACGGGCAGATCAAACGCCAAGTCCAGGGGAAAACTTTCCCAGGAATCTGGCGACTCAGAGAAGTGAATGCGCGGCTGGTCTTGGACATAAATACCCAAGTAACCTTCCCATTCAAATACGCCGCGTGGATTACGCGGAATAAGGCCCGTCAAAGCGTCGAGTTCAATACCTAGGGCAGCGTCAGCGGCGGTGTCTGTATAGAAATTAGTGCCACGCGGAATCTCTGAAAGAAAATATAGCGGAGCATTGCGACAAGCTCGCCAAGCCTCGGGAACAGCGCTGGGATTAGTGCCGCCACCAGGGAACGACTCAGTTACAGGAACTACCTGAGTTCGGAATATCTGAATCCCCCGGATAGCGGACATAGGCGGCGTGGGGAAAGGAATGAAATAACCTGTATTAGTACCGTCTGTGGCATCCTTAACATCAGATTGTTGAAAGAGAGTTACGGCGTCTGTGGCTAATTGACCTTCACCCGCGTTAGGTTCGTTCTCTGGGATAGTAAAAGCCCCAACTTGATCCATCGTTGTCGGATTATCGGGATCATCGCAATCCGTCTTCATATAGCGCAAGTAATACCAGAGCTTATCCCAATGATTAGGGGGAATGCGATTAGAAAGGAAATCCCCAAATTCGTGGTCGCCGCTTCCCCAGGTCGTTACGCCATCAAACGAGTAATAGCGCTCCCCATCCCATAGGCGTGTTTCGGCATGCTCAACTTCATACTCCTGGTCCCTACCGGGCAACCCGCCGACCATGAATAGTCCATACTGACCCGGCCCAGAGGCCACGTTGAACGCAATACCCTCTAGGTCAACAGCAATATCGTAACGCTGCCCCCATTCGCCAGTATTTCCATCGAGGAAGATACGTCTAAGCCAAACGTCATAATACGTTTGGCTCGTATTTTGGCGCTTATAATGGTAATAAAACAACGTGATCCAAGTCCACTGCCTCAGATCAATTTCGCCCGCCAGTTCCTCGAATGTCATCAACTCAGCGCCCGCATACCACTTTTTGGTGGCGATCTCTAGCGACACCTGATTACCCACACCAATTGCTAAAGAACCCTCATTTCTATTACTCCAATTAACCCACATCGGAACCTTGTCCAATGAGGCGACTGTCCAAGTGTCGGGATCAGTATCCTCATCGACGGTCATATCCCAACCATAGGTAAGGATCGGAGTATCCACCGTATTTTCGGTCAACACTACAATGCAGTCGATTTCAGAGCCGCCGCCCTTGTAATAGCGGACTGCCATATTGTTATTTTCGTCAGCCTCCGGGCCGGTATTATCCCAACCGAAGCCTATAAAGGAGCGTGACGAATCGGGACAGAAGGCAAGATCAACCTCAAGCAAATCGGAAAGAACTGTACCCCGCGCCCCATAGCGGTCGAGACATAACTGCATAAGCGGAATGG